GCGAAGAGCTGGTCTTTTCGGCGCCGCCGAAGGTCGACGGATACGATGAGTTTACCAAATGGGTGATGCGCTCGGTCGCGGCCGGGCTTGGCATCACCTATGAGGCGCTGACGAACGACCTGTCGAACGTCAATTTCACGTCCTACAAGGCCGGCCGGATCGAGATGGACCGGAATGTCACCGCCTGGCAATGGCTGATGATCATCCCGCAGATGATGCAGCCGATCGGGCGCTGGATCATCGCGCAATGGGCGCTGGAGCGCGGGACCGTGCCGGCGCGCGGCCTTGGCCTTGACTGGACGCCGCCGGTTCGGCCGCTGATCGATCCGGCGCGCGAGATCGGCGCGATGCGCGACAAGGTGCGCGCGGGGTTCGCCAGCCGTCAGGCGACGATCCGCGAATTGGGCGAGGACCCGGAAAAGGTTCTGGCTGAGCAGGTCGAGGATGCGGATGCAGCCGATGCGGCCGGACTGAAATTCGACAGTGACGCACGGAATGCCGCGGCCGGTGCGCCGGCGTCGGGCAACGGCATGACGGGCGATCCGGGGGCGGATCCGGGCACCGGGCAGGACAAAAATCAGAAGGGGGCGCAGAATGGCGGCCAATGAGATCCATCTTTACGGCACGGTCGGCGCGAGCTGGTGGGACGAGGACTGGTTTTCCGCCAAGACGGTGCGCGAGGCCCTGTCTCAGATTTCGGGCGACGTGATCGTCCGGATCAATTCGGGCGGCGGCATCGCGACCGAGGGCCAGGCGATCTATACGATGCTGGTCGATCACCCAGGCAAGGTTACGGTCATCGTCGACGGGGTCGCGGCATCGGCCGCGTCGCTCATTGCGATGGCGGGCGACGAGATCGTGATGCGGCTTGGGTCGTGGATGCTGATCCATGATCCGGCGACGCCCTGGACCGAAGGGCGCGGCACCGAGGCCGACCACCGGAAAGAGGCGGAGATCCTCGGCGTCATCTCGAATGCCTATGCCGATATCTATGCAGCGCGGAGCGGTCTTGGCCGCGAGGAAGCCCGCGCGGTGATGACCGGCGAGACGGTCCTCGACGGGCCCGCGGCGGTCGAGATGGGCTTTGCCACCAGCTACGACGGCGACACGCAGGCCGCTGCCGCCGCCGCCTTTGATTACCGCATCTATGCCCATGCGCCGGAAGAGCTGCGCCGGGCATCGACGAAGTTCGGCCGCGCGCCGAAGAAAGAGGCCGTCATGGCCATGATCGCGGGGCGTCCCCGCATGAAACGAGAGGAGCCTGCTATGGCTGACGTGAAGGACAAGGCGCCGGCCGCAGCCGGCAAGGACGATGAGACCACTACCGTGACCACGACGACGGCGGTCGCTGAACCGGTCGCGGGCGCGGAGGTCGTCGCCGGTGAGCGCAAGCGCGTTGCGGCGATCATGAACATGGCGTCGATGGCCGGCCTGGCGATGGATTTCGCGCAGCGCCATATCGCGGCGGGCAGCACGACCGAGGTTGTGCTGGACGAGATCATGGCGGAAAAGGCCAAGGCCGGCGGTGCTGCCCCGGTCCAGCCGGGCGCGCCGACGGCGCGGATCGTCCGCGACGAGCGCGACACGATGCGCGAGGGCATGACGGCCGGTCTTTATGCGCAGCTGAGCCGCAAGAAGCCCGAGACCGACAAGGCGCAGCCCTACATGGCCCTGTCGCTGGTCGAGATGGCGGCGGCGACCATCGATCATCGCGGCCCGATCCGCACCGCGCAGGACAAGCACGACATCTTCATGGCGGCGAGCCATTCGCGGTCGGATTTCACCGGCATTTTCGAGAATGCGCTGAACAAGGCGCTTCTCGACCGCTATACGGTGGCCGAGCCGACCTATCGCGCCATTGCCCGCGAGAAATCCTTCAACGATTTCCGCGTGCATCCGATGGTCAGGGCCGGAGACTTCCCGAAACTGCAGCCGGTCGCCGAGAATGGCGAAATCAAGTTCGGGACCTTCGGCGAGCGCCGCGAGACGGCTATCTTGTCACCCTATGGCGTCGGCCTCAGGATCTCGCGCCAGATGATGATCGATGACGATCTGAGCGCGATCAACGATGTGGTTGGTGACTATGGCTCGTCCATCGCGGATTTCGAAGAGGAGACCTTCTACACGTTCATGGCATCGTCGACCTTGTCGTCGGACGGGGGCGCGATCTGGCAGGCGGGTGCGGCGCGGGCGAACCAGGCCGCGACCGGCACCGCGATCACGGTCGCGGCGATCGGCGCCGGCACGGCGGCGATGCGCAAGCAGGTGACGATCGACGGCAAGAAAATGAACCTTGCCCCGACGATCCTGCTGGTCGGGCCGGACAAGGAGCTGGAAGCGCGCCAGCTGCTGACGGCTATTGCCGCCAATGACACGGTCAAGGTTAACCCCTACTCGGGCAAACTCGAGGTGATCGTTTCGGCGCAGCTTTCCGGTCTTGGCTGGTATCTCTTTGCGGATCCGCGTCGGGCCGGCGGACAGTGCTTTGTCTATGGCTACCTGTCCGGATCGACCGGGCCGCGCATCCGCACCGACGAGCCTTTCGGCCAGCAGGGCTGGGCCATGTCGGTCGAGCATGATTTCGGCACCGGCGCCGTCGATTTCCGCGGCACCTACAGAAATACCGGCGCGTAAGCGCCCGGCGAGACCTGACGAAAGGGCGGCCTTGGGCCGCCCTTCGTCTTTCCGCAACCCTTTCGGGAGCAACCCACATGAAAAACTACGTCCAACCGGGCGCGACGCTGACGCTGACCGCCCCCTATGCCGTCGCCTCGGGCGCCGGTCTCCTCGTCGGCTCGGTCTTTGGCGTCGCGACCGGCACGGCCGCGCTTGGCGCGCCGGTCGAGGCGCAGCTGCGCGGTGTCTTTGACCTGGCGAAAACCGCCGGTCAGGCCTGGACGCAGGGCGCGAAACTCTACTGGGACGATACCGCGAAGGCGGTGACGACGACCGTCGGCACCAACAAGCTGATCGGTGTCGCGGCCCAGGCGCAGGCGGCGGGCGATGTGATCGGCCGTGTCCTCCTGACCGCCGCCTTTACCATCTGACCCTGCGATGAGTGCCTTTGCCGCCGCCGTGGATGCGATCTTTGCCGATCCCAACATGGCGGCGGATGCCATCTGGCGCGAGGATCGGGTGGGCCCGCCAGTCACGGTGCGCGTCATCCGGAAATCGCCAGACCAGATCGCCGAATATGCCGAGGCGCGGATGATCCTGCCATCGACGATGGTGGATGTCCGGGTATCGGATCTGCCGGAGCCCGAGGCCGGCGACATGATCACCATTCAGGGCGAGGATTTCATCATCCAGGGCCAGCCGCGGCGCGACCGTGAGCGGCTGGTCTGGACCATCGGACTGGTGGCGCCGTGAGGCTCGATATCGAGATTTCCGGCGATCTGGACAGACTGATGGCGTCCGAGATCAGGGCGGGCGCGCGGGCGGTCAAGGGCGGCGTCGCCCAGGCGGCGGGCGAGCTGAAGGCAAACTGGCGGGCGCAGATCGTCTCGGCCGGGCTTGGTGCAGGCCTGTCGAAGACGGTGCGGAGCGAGGTCTATCCGCCGGGGCGGCCGAGCATGAATGCCGCGGCAATGGTCTATACCAAGTCGCCGAAGATCATTGCGGCGCATGAGACCGGCGCGACGATCCGGGCGCGGGATGGTATATGGCTGGCCATTCCGACGCCTGCGGCCGGTAAGGCGCGGGGCGGCAAAAGGTTGACTCCAGGCGAATGGCAGTTTCAGAGCGGCAAGTTGCTGCGGTTCGTGCCGACGGGACCGGGGCGGGCCGTCCTGGTTGCCGATGGTGTCAGGACGCGCCGATCGACCGGGAAGGCGGTCCCTGACCGGCGGCGCAACCTGAAGCGCCAGACGACGCCAGTCCCGATCTTCATCCTGGTGCGGCAGGTCAAATTGCCGAAACGTCTGAACCTGATTGCCGCCGGCGTTGCCGCGCAGGCCAGATTGCCCGGCCTCATCTCTGGCCTCTGGGATCACGCCTGATGTCGGTCCGCGAAAATATCCTTTCGGCGCTTTTCCACGCGGTGAGCGATGCGGTCGACACCAATGTGCTGATCTCTGTCGCCCGCGACGAGGTCGTGCCCATGTCGCTGCCAAGCCGGGGCCTTGTCATCATCCGCGACGGCGATCCGGGCGAGCCGGAGGTGACATTGTCGCCGCTGATCTATCACTACGAGCATCGCGCCGAAATCGAGGTCATGGTGCAGGGTGACGGCGCCGATCGGATCGCCCGCTTTGACCAGGTCTGCGGCGCGATCGGTGCTGTCCTTGTCGCCAACCGGACGCTTAGCGGCGCCTGCGACTGGGTCGAGGCGGCGGCCCCGGTGCCGTCCGACCTGCCGGTTGACGGGGCCTATCCTGTCCGGGCCGCGACGATCGCGGTCACGCTCCACTACTCAACACCAGATCCCCTGAACTGAGGAGACTATCATGGCGCGCGCTATGGGCGCGCGGGTGCAGATGGCACTCGCGTATGAGAGCACGTATGGCACTGCACCGGCGAGCGGCTATTTCCAGATGCCGCTTGCTTCGACCACGCTTGGCATGGAGCAGCCGCTGATCGACAGCGAGTTGCTGGGCTACGGCCGCGATCCATTGGCACCGCAGCGCGATGCGATCACCGCCGACGGCAATGTCGTGGTGCCGGTCGACAGCGACGCGATCGGCCATTGGCTGAAGCTCGCCTTTGGCCAGCCGACGACGATCGGCACGACGCCGAAGACGCATACCTTTACCTCGGGGTCCTGGGTGCTGCCGTCGGCCTCGGTCGAGGTCGGCAACCCGGATGTGCCGGAATATCGGATGTATTCCGGGGTTCGGGTCGATACGCTCGATTTTACCATGCAGCGGTCGGGGCTGTTGCAGATGACGGTCGGGCTGATCGCGCAGGGCGAGGCGGCAGCGGCCGCGAGCGCCGCCGGGACGCCCGCCGCGATCGCGGTGCAGCGGTTTGGCCATTTCAATGGCGCAATCAAGCGAAATGGCACGGCGCTGGCCAATATCGTCTCGGGCCAGGTGACATATGCCAATGGCCTTGACCGGGTCGAGACGGTGCGCGCCGATGGCAAGATCGACGGACTCGATCCCGGCATGGCGAGCCTCAAGGGCAAGATGGTCACGCGGTTCGCGGATACCGTGTTGAAAACGCAGGCGCTGAACGGTCAGGCCTGCGACCTGGAATTTTCCTGGACGATCAGCGCCAATGTGGCCCTGAAACTGACCGCGCATGCGGTCTATCTGCCGGTGCCCCGGGTCGAGATCCCGGGCCCGCAGGGATTGCAGGCGGAATTTGACTGGCAGGGGGCGCAGGGGATCAGCCCGGCGCGGCTTTGCACGGCGGTCCTGACGAACAGCGTGGCATCCTACTGATGCTGCGGTTGAAATTCAGCCGCGATCCGGCGTGGCACGAGCTGGCGCCGGGGGTGCGCGTCCTGGTGCGGCCGATCACGTCGGGGATCATCGGGGCGGCGCGCGCCGATGCGCATGCCCGATCGGAGGGGGCCGATGTCGGCGCCTTTGCCATCATCCTGTCGGCGGCGGTGGCGCGGATCGCCATCATCGGCTGGGAGGGTGTCGGCGATGCGGACGGCAATCTGCTGACCGATCCGACGCCCGAGACGATCGACGTGCTGATGGAACATCCGTTGCTGGCAGATGCGTTCTGGGATCGCTGCGTCGTGCCGGCATTCCGGCTGGATGACGAAAAAAAAGGCTCGGCGCCCTTGCCGGACACCGGTTCGGACGGGGCGCCGATTATTGCCGAAACTGCGACGGCGTCTGCGCCGACTGCCCGGGCGAACTGAACCGGCCGGAAACGGTCGAGGGGCACCAGCTGTGGGACCTGATCCTGCGGCTCGGGGACAGGCAGGTCCGCGCCATTCCGGGGGCGGTCCTCGGGTGGGACATGGGCGTGGCGCTGGCGATGGGGGGCGCGCTCGGCATCGACGTGGCGCTGATATCCGAGGTGCTGCCCGAGGTGGAGCCGCTGGCGATGTCGGCGATGATGGAGAGGCTCAAGGATGGCTGACAAGAATGTGGCGATCCGCCTCGCGGTCGTTGGCGGCAAGGCCGTGCGCGAAGAGTTCGTGCAGATCGGCCGCGAGGGCAAGGGCGCGCTGAGCGGGATCGCCGGCGCGTCCGGCGGGGCGCGGCGCGCGATGGGCGAGGTTTCCAGCGCGGCCAGAGCCATGCGCGGCGCCGTACAGAATACCGGCTACCAGGTGCAGGATTTCGCGGTGCAGGTTGCTGCGGGAACATCGGCCTCACGCGCGTTGGCCCAGCAATTGCCGCAGCTTCTGAGCGGGTTTGGCCTTTTCGGTGTGCTGGCAGGCACGGCGGCGGCCGTCCTGATCCCGCTGACGTCCGGGCTTTTCGCGGCGGGGGCCGAAGGTGAAAAGCTGGATGACAGCCTGACGGGTTTGGAACGGTCGACGCGGGCCTATCAGATCGCCATGCAGAATGCGGCGATCCCGCTCGACCAGCTCAGGGCGAAATTTGGCGAGCAGGCCGAGGCTGTTCGCGGCGTCTATCAGGCGCAGCTGCAGCTCGCGAAGCTCGACCTCGCTAAAGATATGCGGAACCTTAACGAGGGAATAGGCGAGACCCTTGGTGGCATGATTGGGGCCTTGGCGAAGCTCGACGATGCACGGCGGCAAATGGCTGCGCAGGCCGCGACCGACATTCCGACCGGCGCTGGCGCGATCGGCGTCGATCTGATCGCAAAAGGTCAAGAACAAATTCGCAAAGAGTTCGGGATGACCGAAGAGCAGGCGCGAATAGTCAAGGCCGCGATTGATGATTTGGGCAAGTCGACCGGTCCCGTTGAGACTCAGGCTGCGCTTGGCCGCCTCTACGACGAACTTCTGAAAGTGGCCGGTGAATACAAAGGGCTTGGGGATCCCGCAAACGAAGCGGCTAAGGCTATCGATGCGCTGTTGCGAAAAGTGACGACCGCGCAGCTGCAGATGATTGACGTGGGCGGCACCGACATGTCGGCCGGGATCATCGCCGCGACGCGGGCGACCGACGAGCTGATCGCGCGGCTCGAGCGGGCGGTTGCGACGGGGGCGGCGGCGCAGCAGGCGGCGCGCGATCTGGCCAACCGGAGCCTCGATTATTCGCCGGCCGGCATTGCGCTGCGGAAATATGGCGGCCGGGGCGGGAGTGCCGACCAGACCGCGCTGTCCGGCGATCTCGCCTCGCCCGAGGAACAGCTGAAGGGCTATCTCTACCGGACGCAGGTCCCGAAAACCGTGCATGCCGCGCGCGGCGGCGGGGGTGGCATGAGCCAGGCGCAGCGCGACGCGAACAAGATGGTCGAGGAGGCGCAGCGCGTCACCGAAGCGGCGCGGACCGAGACCGAGAAATACAATGACGAGGTCGCGCGGTTGCAGGAGCTGTTGAGCAAGGGCCTGATCACCCAGGAGACGTTCGACCGGTCAATTTCCGGCCTGAAGGATAAATTCAAGGCCGCCGGCAGTGCGGCGCAGCAGATGGGTGCCGATATCGGCGGGGCGCTGAATGACATCATCGTCAAGGGTGAGGATGCGCGTGAGGTCATTTCCAACCTGTTGCAATCCTTCGCAAGCCAGGCGCTGAACAGCGGCTGGTCGACCATTTCGTCGATCCTTTTCGGCGGAGCGGGTGCGTCGGGCGGGGCCACGGGCAGTGTTGCGGACCTGATGGGCGGGTCATCCTTCCTGGGCGGGTGGGCCAAGGGCGGGATCTTCGACGGCGGGCGCGTGTTGCCCTTTGCCAAGGGCGGCATCTTCGATTCTCCGGTCCTTTTCCCGATGCGGGGCGGCGCCGGGCTGATGGGCGAGGCGGGGCCGGAGGCGATCATGCCGCTGGCGCGCGGCGCGGACGGGCGGCTTGGCGTCCGTTCGGACGGTCTGGGCGGCGGCGGGGTGACGGTGCAGGTCAGCGTCAATGTCGATGCGCGGGGTGCCGTCGATGGTGTCGCGGCGCAGGTCAGCGAGGCGGTCCGGGCGCAGATCCCGGCGATTGTCAGGCAATCGGTCGCGGGTGTCGCGGCGGCGCGGAAGCGGGGCTATCCGGTATGACGGTTCCGGTGCTGCCGGTGCAGATGATCCGCACGGTGAGCCGGACGCTGCGTGCGGCCGTCGCGGTGCAGCCGTCGCCCTTCACCGGAACGATGCAGGTGCAGGACTGGGGCGGGTCCTGGTGGGAGTATGAGATCGAGATGGCCCATCAACAGGGCCGTCCCGGGCGCATCCTGTCGGCGTTTTTCGCGGCGCTGCGCGGGCCGGCGGGCACGTTCCTGATGGCCGATCCGACGATCTACAATGCGTCGGGCGTCGGGACGCCGCTGGTCAATGGGGCAGGGCAGGGCGGCAGCACGCTGGTGACCGATGGCTGGTCGGCGGTGGGGCTAAAAAACGGCGATTTCTTCCAGCTTGGCACCGACAGCGCGACACGACTTTACCAGCTGACGGCGGATGTGGTGCCGGTGGCGGGTGCGGCGACGCTGCAATTCGTGCCGCCGCTGCGGACGCCGCCCGCCGACAACCAGCCGCTGATCGTGGCGGCGCCGCAGGTGCTGTTGCGCCTGACCGGGCCGGTTCCGGCGATGGTGCAGGGCGCGGACCGCTATCAATTTTCGGTCCAGGCGCGGGAGGCGATCTGATGCGGTCGATGCTGCCCGGATTCGCGGCCGCGCTGGCGGCGCAGGACGTGCGCCCGGCGCTGTTATTCGAGGGGGTGTTTCCGAGCGGGTCGCTCCTCCTCTGGACCGGCCAGGCGCCTTTGGTCTGGGGCGGCCGGACGTGGCAGGGCGCCGGGAGCCTGATTTCGGTCGAGGGAATGGACGAGAGTGCCGATATCGTGGCGCAGGGCGCGCGGGTGACCCTGTCGGGTGTGCCATCCCTGCTGGTGTCGGCGGCGATCACGGATGCGCAGCAGGGCCTGCCGGGCCTGATCTATATCGTCCTGCGCGATGCCGCGGGGCAGGTGATCCCCGATCCGATCATTGCATTCCAGGGGCGGCTTGATGTGCCGACGATTGTCGACGGGCAGGATACCTGTGCGATTTCCGTGACCTACGAAAGCCAGCTTATCGACCTGACCCGGCCGCGCGAGTGGCGCTATACGCACGAGAGCCAGCAGGTGCTGTTTCCGGGCGATCTTGGATTTTCGTATGTGACGACGATCCAGGATAAAGAGATCATCTGGGGGCGCTGATGCGGGTCGAGGGATGGGAGAGGATCCTGGCCGAGGCGGTCGAGGCGGCGCGCGAGCGGCCCTTTGTCGTCGGGGTCCATGATTGTGCGACCTGGGCGGCCGAGGTGGCGGGCGCCTTGCAGGGCCGCGACCTGGCGGACTGGCGCGGCAGGGTCAAGACCGAAAAAGGTGCGCTGCGCGAGATGCGGCGGCGCGGTTTTGCGACGCTGGCCGAGGCGGTGACGGCGGTCCTGGGGCTGCCCTTGCCGGGTGTCCTTCTGGCGCAGCGCGGCGATGTCGTGGCCTGCGGCCCGGCGATCGGCATCTGCCTTGGCCGGCATGCGGCCTTTGTCGATCGAGACGGGCTTGGCGCGGTGCCGATCGAGGCCTGCAGCATGGCCTGGAGGGTCTGATGGCGGCCCTTGGTGTATGGATTGCCAGCGCCCTTGGCGTCACCAGCACGCTTGGCGTCGCGCTCATCCAGGTCGGCACCTCGCTACTCCTGTCCACCGCGGCGCGGGCGTTGATGCCGCAGCCGGAGCTTGGGATTTCCGGCCGGTCGCAGACGGTGCGCCAGCCGGTCATGCCGCGCGAGATCTGCTATGGCCGGTCGCGGAAGGGCGGCGCGATCGTCTATATCAATACCTCGCCTGGCAGCCGCACGGCGACCGACCGGCTGGATATGATGATCGTCCTCGCCGGTCACCGCGTCGCTCGGATCGGCGATATCTATTTCAACGGCGAGCTGGCGATCCCCGAGGGGCAGGAGTTCGGGCAGGGCCGGTGGGGCGGCGGCCTTGTCGGCGCTTACCGGCAGGTCGGCGATGCCAACCAGGTGCCAAACTCGTTTCTGTTCGGCAACACGCCGTCGCTCTGGACGGCAAATCATCGGCTGCGCGGCTGCGCCTGCGTCTGTGTCGCCATGCAATACAACCCGGACGCGTTTCCGAACGGCATCCCGAATATCACCGTCGATGTCTGGGGCAAGGACGACGTCTATGACCCGCGCACGGGGGTGACGGGCTACAGCGAAAATCCCGCACTTTGCCTTGCGGATTACCTTGCCCATCCGTCCTACGGGCTCGGCGCGACCTACGGCGGAACGATCGACACTGCCGACCTGATCGAGGCCGCCAATGTCTGCGACGAGGTGGTGCCGATGGTCGGCGGCGGGCTTGAGCCGCGCTATGCCTGCAACGGCGTCATCACATTGGACCAGCAGCCGAAAACCATCATCGAGGCGCTGAACAGCGCGATGGCGGGGCGGACGGCGCTGACCGGCGGGCAGTGGCATGTCCGGGCCGGCGCCTACCGGTCGCCCACCGTCACGATAGACGAGGATGACATCACGGCGGGCGGCATCACGATGACGACGCGGGTGAGCCGGTCCGAGAATTTCAACGCGGTTAGGGGGCAGTTCGTATCGCCGCAAAATGACTGGCAGCCCGACGATTTCCCGGCCTACCAGAGTGCGGCCTATCTGGCCGAGGATGGTGGCGAGGTCGCCTGGCACGATATCAGCCTGCCATTTACCATCTCGGCCTCGGCCGCGCAGCGGCTGGCCAAGATCGAGCTTGAGCGGATGCGACGGCAGTTGCGCGTGAGCCTGAGCGGCAAGCTGTCGACCTGGGCGACGGCGGTCGGGGATACGGTCGCGCTGAATTACGCGCGGTGGGGGATGGCCGCAAAGCCGTTTGATGCCCATCAGGTGACGCTGTCGCTGTCGGGTGACGAGGACGGGCTTTTGCTCGGGACCGAGATCGTCCTGCGGGAGACGTCGCCGCTGGTCTATGACTGGTCGGCGAGCGAGGGGCAGATCTATGCGGCGGCGCCGCGCACGACGCTGCCAAGTGCCTTTGCGATCGCCGATCCGTCGGCGCTGACCATGTCCGAGACGCTGTATCAGACGGCGGCGGGCAGCGGGATCAAGGTCAAGGCGACGCTTTCCTGGCAGGCGGCGCCGTCGGCCTTTGTCGCGGCCTATCAGGTCGAGCAGCGGCGCCCGGGCGGCGCCTGGCTGGTCCTTGGCCAGACGGATGCGACGAGCTGGGACATTCTGGACGCGAGCGCCGGGCAGTGGGAGTGGCGCGTCAAGGCCATCAGCCAGACGGGCGTATCGTCGAAATATGTGACGCTCGCGGCCGAGATTTTCGGGCTGGGGGCACCGCCAGCGGGGCTGGCGAATGTCACGCTGCAATCGGCGGGCGGGTCGGCGATCCTGAAATGGACGCTGCATCCGGACATCGATGTGCGGGTCGGCGGCACGATCGTCATCCGCCATTCGGCGGCGCCGGTACCGAGCTGGTCCAACAGCACGTCGATGGATGTGGTGGCTGGATCGCAGGCGATTGCCGTGGTGCCCCTGAAGCCGGGGGCCTATCTGCTGCGCGCCGAGGATGCGAGCGGTGTCGCGGGGCCGGTGACGGCGATTTCGACGACCGGCATCCAGGCGCTGGCGTTCGCGCCGATCCTGACACTGACCGAGGATACCGCATTTTCCGGGGTCAAAACCGGCTGCATCGTCGGTGGCGGGGCGCTGACGCTTGATGCGTCATCCTCGATCGACAGCTGGCCGAATTTCGACGCGGTAGCGAACATCGATGCAGAGGGCGGGATCCTGCCATCCGGCGCCTATGCCTTTGCGGCGGGCATGAATTTGGGCGCAGCGCGGTTGGTCCGGCTGCGGAGCCTGATCGAGCTGACGGCCATCGATCTTTTCGGCAGCATCGATGCGCGGCCGGGCGATGTGGATACCTGGGCCAACTTCGACGGGGTCGACGGGTCCGAGGTTGACGTGATCGTCGAGGCGCGGGTGTCGCAGACCGATCCGGCCGGGACGCCCGCATGGGGTCCGTGGTCGCGGGTCGACAGCACAGAAATACAGGCCTGGGGTGTCGAGGCGCGGGCGACGCTGTCGAGCGTCGATCCGTCCTTTGCGCCTTCGGTCACCAAACTACGACTTATAGCAGATGAGGTTGCCTGATGGCGCAGGTTACGAGCCAGACGATTGCCAATGGCGGGGGGAGCGCGGTGCGCGCCGCGCTGAACCAGCAGTTGGGGGCGCTTTATTCGGCGAGCTCCGGGCCGGCGGCGCCATCGCCCACTGTCGGCGGGCAGCTCTGGCTCGATACCGGGGCAAGCCCGCCGGTGCTGCGGGTCAGGAATACGGCCAATACCGGCTGGATCGCCGTCAGCCCCGAGACGCTGCCAGCGAATACGCTCTGGGGCAATCCGACCGGGGCGGCGGCAGCGGGGCAGGGTGCGACAGTCACCGACCTGAAGGCCATGCTGGGGATCACGCAATCCCTCGGCGCGAGCGGCTGGCAGCGCCATCCGTCCGGCGTGATGGAGCAATGGGTACTGTCGCCGGTCATCGCGTCGGGCGCGAACCAGGGCGTGACACTCCCCGCGACATTCGCGAGTGCGATCTACGGCGCGGAGGTCAGCTATGTGAGCCTCGGCGGAAATGCCGCGGTCGGCGAGGTCTATATCGGGCAGGTCAGGGCTTTGGCCCTGTCGGCGGTGACGATCCGCAACCTTGGGCCGGCCAACGCACAATTTTTCCTTCGCGCCATCGGAGCCTGACATGCGCTATTCGCCCACCACCAATGGATTTTACCCCGAGGCGATCGGGTATGACCTGGCCGCCCTGCCGCCCGACCTGGTCGATATTGACGATGAGGACTGGCAGGCGCTGGTATCGGCGCAGGCCAGCGGCAAGATGATCATGCCGGGGCAGGGCGGCCAGCCGGTGCTGGTCGATATTCCGCCCCCCGATCCGGCCGAGGCGCGCGACATCATGCGACTGACGTTCGCGCAGCTCTTGATCGGTCTGGTTGCCGAGGGCTGGATCAGCGAGGCGGAGGGCGAGGCCTGGCTTGCGGGCACGCTGCCGGCGCAGGTGCTGGCCGTCATCGCGACCCTGCCGGCAGCGCAGCAGTTCGCCGCCCGGGCGCGTGCGGCGCGGCCGTCGATCGTGGCGCGGCTCGATCCTCTGGTCGGTGCGCTTGCCGCTGCGCAGGGCAAGAGTGACGCCGAACTTGACGCGTTTTTCGCGGGTTACGCCGCGATCTGAACCCATCCACACCCCAGAAACCCACCAGCCCGCGCCGCAGATCCTGCCGCGCGCCAAAGGAGTTTGACCCATGGCAGCCCTGAATTTCACGGCCTTCACCTCGACCCACAAGGATATCCTTGAGGCCTGTAACCTCGCCACCGACACGCTGAAACTGATGCTGACCAATACGGCGCCGATCGCGGCAAATGCGGTCAAGGCTGACATCACCGAGATCGCGGCCGGGAATGGCTACACCGCTGGCGGTTATACGCTTTCCGGTCTGACCGGCGCCTATGCCAGCGGGCTTTACGTCCGCAAGGCCGGCAATATCGCGATCACCGCGAGCGGCGGCGATATCGGGCCCTTTCGCTATGCCGTCATCTATGACGACACGGTCGCGAGCCCGGTCAAGCCGCTGCTCGCCTGGGCCGATTTCGGCGCGGCCACGACCGTGACCAATGGTGGCGCGGCGGCGAACATCGACCTGTCGACGACCGGCTTTCTGAAATCCTGATCCGGGACTGACCCATGGCCCTGACCCTGACCCCGACCGTCGTCATCAACTCGACGGCGACGGCGACGAGCTATACCGGCGCCTTTGCGCCCGCGGTTGCGGGCAATCCGCTGCTGGTGATCGTCGCAGGCTACAAGGGCACCAACACGGACACGCCCGGCACCGGCCTGGCGGTGACGCTTGGCGGGGCGACGGCGACGCTCGGGCTTGATGAAAACGCGACGAATGTCGGCGACTGGATCGGCATCTATACGATCCCTGCCGCGCCGGCGGGGTCGAATACGCTGACGGTCAGCGGTGTCAGTTTCCGGTCGATGTCGGTGATCGTCTATGAGGCGGACGGGGCCGATACGGCGGCGCCGTTCGTGGCGTTCGGGTCGCAACGGTCGAGCCTTAATCTGAGCGCGCTGTCCTTTAACAGGACGACCACGGCCAACGGCAATGCGCTGATTTCCGGGCTGATCGTCCGGGCACAGTCCGGCATGGTGCCGGCGACGATCGCGGGCGAGATTTCGGCGACGGGCGGCGCGACGCTGTTTCCGAGCCCGGCCCTGGCGACCGGCAGCAATGTCACGAATGACCATATTTTCGCGGCGGCGTCACAGATCGTGCCGACGGCAGGCGCCTCAGGTCACGGCTATGCCTGGACGACTGCAACGCGGGCCGATCTGGTCTGGGCCGAAATCAAGGCCGGGTCGGGGGCGACCAGCTGGGTCGCGACCCCGGCCGACCTGACGGTCACGGGCGAGACGGCCAGCTGGTCGATGGGGCCGACGGATTATGTGGCGACCCCGGCCGACCTGACAGTCACGGGCGAGGCGTCCAGCTGGTCGATGGGCGCAATTGGCCCCCTGACGATCATCGAGGCGCCGGCCGACGGATTTGTTTTCGACAGCGCCGACCGGGCAAGCGCGACATTCGTGATCCGCGGCACCGGGACGACCGGCGACAGTATCCAGGTGCGAGGCGAGAGCGCGGGCGGCAATACCGCCTGGTCGGCCGGTGCAACCGTCGACGGTGCCGGCAACTGGTCCGCGAGCGTTGTCGTCCCGCGCGCGCTTTGGGGCACCTGGTATCAGCCGGTCGCGCGGATCGGCACCAACGATGCGACAAAAGTCAGCGCTGTCAGGAAGATAGGCGGCGGCTTTGATGTGATGATCCTCGGCCAGTCCGAGCTGGAATATACGCTCAATACCTCGGCGTTTTATTCGGGCGTGACCCGGCCGACGCTTCGCGCGGAAAACCTGACGGTGATCACGCTGTCGGGGATCGGCGGCGCGCCGGTCTGGACACGGGTGACAGCGGCAAACCTTGCATCGGTCAACGTCGCCATGATTGCGCTGGCCAATGCGCTCGACATGGCAGCGCCGGGGGTAAAGTTTGCGGTGTTTGACGCGGCCGTGGTCGGCACGTCGCGCGCGGGGTTGATGGCGGACGGTGACGATGCCGGGGGCGGGCGCACCTGGGCCGATGTCGCCAACATGGTGGCGACGGTGCGGGCCGGCGGGTCCGAGATCGGGACGGTCCTGGAGTGCTGGTATAACAGCGACGCGGCGACCCTGAAAACATTCGGGCCGGAATGGTCACCGCTTTACATGGGGCAGCGGTGGGGCGGCGGGGTCTTTACGCTCGGGACGGCAAACCCGGATTCGACACGCAATCCGGGGACTTTGGTCGACCATTGCCTTTGGGATGTCGAGGCGGCCGCGGGTGTGACCGGGCGCGGACTTTTCGCGCGGGCCCGCACCAAATATCTGATGCTGGCGCCGCTGCCGTTTTTTGATACCTCGACCGGCACCGAGGAGGTCAATTATTCAGACACGACCAACGGCGGCGCGCGGATCGGGCAGCTAGACCGGCCGGCGCGTGACACGCTCGAGGCTTTCACGCTCGACAGCAGGGTAGCGACATTCGCGCTCGGCTATGGCCCGTCGATGCATATCGTCGATTTCGGTGGAGGAATCCATCCGCTGACCGACAGCGAGTGGGGCGTGGCGCAGTTCGGCCGCAACTACCTGCCGGGATTCCTGAAGGTCGCGGGGGTGGCGGTGGGCGAGCCGCGGATCACCGGGGCCGAGGCGCCGCCCGGTGGCGCCTATGTCGACCTGATCGTCGACCTGCCGAACGGCGGCAACCTGACAACGATCCGGACATTGAATGCGCTGGCCGCGCCCGCGACCGAGCCGCCGCATTACCAGCAGGTCAACGGGATCGAGGTGCGCCGGGTTGGCGACACGGATTCGCAGCGCCGGCCGGTCTACAAATCGAGCGAGACGACCTATCCCGCCGCCTATCGCGGGTCGGTGACGATCGTCGATGCGGGATCGGGCAGCCCGCCGACGCGGACGGGCCGGATCCGGGTGACGCCCGACACGCCGTTCGTCACCGGCGGTGCGGGCGACCGGCTCGAATTCATGCGCGGGCAGGGGTCGGGCCATCTGCTCGCACCCCGCGATGTCAATGCGCGGCTGTTCATGGACATGGCCGTAGAGCATGTGCCGGGCTGGTATGACGGGGCGCGGCTATATCCGTTCCAAGGTGTCGCGGTGAAACCGCAGCCCGCGCTTTTGACGATCACGCAGGTGGCGATCACCGACTGGGTCGCGACCCCGGCCGACCTGACGGTGCAGGGCGCGTCCGCCAGTTGGTCGCTTGGGCCGGTGACCTATGTCGCGACACCCGCCGACCTGACGGTCTCGGGCGAGGCGGCGAGCTGGTCCCTGGGCGGGTTGGTCTGGGTGGCAAGCCCGGCGGACCTGACCGTCTCGGGCGAGGTCGCGAGCTGGTCGATGGGGCCGGTGACCTATGTCGCGACGCCTGCCGACCTGACGGTCACGGGTGAGGCGGCGCGCTGGTCCATCGGCGCGCTTCTGTCGCAGCGGTGGGCCTATCCCGGTGATCCGCCGAGCAGCGGACGGCTCTCAAGAGGCTGAAAATGAACCTGAAATTCTATCTCAAGCGCGGCGATACCGCGAAATCGATCCGCTTTGCGCCGCCCGTGCAGGTGCCGCCGGCGCCGCCGATCGCCGCGGCGCGGTTCCAGATGCGCGACCGGGCGACAGGGCTTTCCCGCATCGATGCGGCGGCGGCCGTCGTCGGGACCTGGCCGGCCGAGGAGCTGCAATATGACTGGATCTCCGGCGACACCGACCTGGCCGGGATCCATGAGGCCGAGTTTGTCCTGACCTATCAGGACGGCCGGATCGAGACCCTACCGGACCTCGAGTTTATCGAGGTCATCATCAGCGAGGATGTGTGATGGATACGATGATGCTGCGCGTTCTGCGCGGGCTGTTGGCTGACGCCATGGCGACAATCGATGCGCGGATTGCGGCCGAGGTGCCGGTTAGCCCCGGGCCGGTCGATCCGCCAGTTGAGCCGGGGCCGGTCGATCCGCCTGCGCCTCCGGTCGATCCCGATCCCGTCGATCCTGCACCGGTGGATCCGCCTGCGCCGCCCGTCGAGCCGCCGACGCCTGACCCTGTTCCGGTGCCGCCTGTCGTCGGTGGTGCCGTCGCCAAGTCCGTGGCCGATATCGTGGCCATGATCAAGCCGGGCGGCACGGTCGTTGTCCGCAAGGATGCCTATGGCCCGCTGGTGCTGTCGTCGCAGGCGGCGACGATGTGTGAGATCGTCGCCGAGGATCCGAGCGACCCGGCGGTGTTTACGAGCATCCAGTTCAAGGGCGCGCGAAACCTCGGCATCAGCGGTTTCCGCGTCTGTCCCGACAAGGGCGCGGCCAAGAAAACCTCCCAGTCCTACCTTGTCTACGGCGATCAGGCGACAAGTGGCATTGTCCTCGAAAACTTGACGATCGAGGGTCGCGATGATGCCGCCGACTGCATGGATTGGGCAAAAGCGGACTGGCTGGCCTGGTGCTGGTCCGGCATCCAGTTTGCCGGGCCGGGCAACATCGCGCGCCTCTGTGCCCTGTCCGGCGTCAATTTCGGCCTGTCGACGATCGCGCCGGATAACGTTTTTTCGAGCAATATCCTGCGTGGGGTGTCGGGCGACGGCATCCGGCTCAATGGCGACCGCTGCGTCGCGCGCGACAATATCGCCAGCGATTTCGTTCTCGTCGACGCCAATCATCCCGACGCCATCCAGGCCTTCGGGAAGCGCGACAGCGCGACCGGCTCCTATGCCGACCTGACCGGGCTGGTGATTGAGGGCAACCAATTCATCGAGTGGACGGAGCGGGCCGACAATCCGCTGCGCGCCAAAATGCAGGGGATCGGCGGCTACAATGGCCGCTGGATCGGCGCATCGGTGCGCAGGAATCGCATCCTGACCACGAGCTTCACCGGGATCTCGGTCGGCAACCTGGTCAACGGGGCCGTCGAGGACAATTATTTCGGCAACGTCGACAAGATCAAAGCCGACTGCGCGCGGTTTAACGTCAAGGGCTCGGGCTCGTCGATCGTCCGAAACCAGGCGCCGAAATACCTGTCGCCGGTCGATGCGACCAACATCGTAGCCCCCTTCTGAGGCCGCGATGGAGGATCAGGTCGTAGCCCTGCGGGATGAGGTCCGGGCGCTGAAGGATGCGCTGCGGCAGGCCGAGCAAGGCCGACCGCTGACCGCGGAACAGTCGGCGGCGCTCGACTGGGTCGTCCAGATGATGACGCGGGTCGAGGCGCTCAGCTGGTGGGTCGGCCGGTCCAAATGGCTGATCGCCGCCATCGTGGTCGCCTACATCCAGCGCGACCGGCTGGCCGAAACCTTGCGGATCTGGAGCGGGAAATGAGGCGGATTTCGCGCGCGATCAATCGCTGGTGGGTCTTCTGGCCCGCCCTCCTGCTCTATGTCGGCCTGTGGCTGCTGCCGGCGTCGATCTGGTTTTCGTCAGCGGGGCAGCTCGTCAGCGACGCCCGGCCCGGTGCAGCGCCGGTCGTGGTCGAGGACCGGACCATCCGCATCAGTTTTGTCGGTGACTACTCGACCTCGACCCGCGAGGTCGACAGCAACGAGATCGCCGCGGGCTGCACGGCATCCGCGCAGGTGCGCTATCGCGGCGGCCTTTCCGGGGTCCGGTCGATGACACTGGTCGACTGGACCGATGGCAAGCCGGGCTGCGGCCGCCTGCCGCCCGGCACCTATTACACCGAGACCTGCCGGACGGTCCTGCGGCCGCTCTGGGGCCTGTTGCCGGCCAAGGAAGAATGCTGGGTCAGCAATTTATTCAGGATCGGGGGTGAGGGATGAGCGCGCAAGACCTTCTCGATTTCATCGCGCAGCACGAAAGCCGAGGCGACTGGAACGCCGTCTGGGGCGGCATAAAGACCGCTGACCGGCCGACGCGCCCACTCGTCACAATGACCATCGTTGAGGTTCTGGCGTGGCAGGATCGGATCGACGCGAAATATCGCAGCGAGGCGGCAGGGCGGTATCAGATCCTCGAGGATACGCTGCGCGGCCTGTGGCGCGAGGCGGGGCTGAAACCGACCTCGCTTTTTGACAGGGATGGGCAGAACGCCTTGGGCCTCGCCCTGCTGAACCGTCGCGGGCTGAAACGCTATCTCGCCGGCGAAATCACAACCGAGAAGTTCGCCAACGCGCTGGCGCTGGAATGGGCATCGCTGCCGATGGTGTCGGGGCCAAAGAAGGGCCGCAGCGCCTATGCTGGTGACGGCCTGAATGCCGCGCTTGTCGATGTGCGGCCTTTCCTCGCTGCGGTCGAGGGGGTTCTCGCCGCCAAGCCAGCACCGTCCGCGCCACCCACCATCCCGACGCCGCAAGCGGCTGCCTCGTGGTGGTGGACGGCGCTGGCCCGGATTTTCGACCAGATCACCAGAAAATGGAGGACGTAATATGTGGATTGCCCGACTGCTGACCTATCTCGCCTGCCTCGCGGCATCGGCGCTCGCCCTCGCGGGCTATGCCGATTTTGACGGCGCCACCGGGTCATTCGACCTGCACCCGATCGACCTCTATGGCCTGATCGGGGCGACCGGCGGCGCCATTGCATCGGCGCTCGCGGCAATCGCCCTCTGGCGTGGGTGGGGGCGCAAATGAGCTGGCCCCGCTATCAGCCGGATTGGCGCATGTCGTTGCTCCTCGATGCCGTCGGGCGGCGGCTGGCCCGATGATCTGGACGGTCCTCGCGGCCCTCGCGCGGCTCATCGCGCCGATCATGGCACCGCTCGCCGCATGGCTGGCGGGCAGACGGGATGCGCGGCAGAGCGCGAAAATCGGCGGGCTGGAACGGACGGTCGAGGCGATGAAAGCCCGGAAAAGGATAGACGATGACATTGCGGACGACCCTGACCTTGTTGCTCGCGCTCGCCGCGCTGGCGTCCTGCGTCGCGGCAAATGACCCCTGTGCGGGCTGGTCGAAAATCACGACCGATCATGCGGAGACCGTGGAGTGGCTCGGGGCGCACGATCCGGCGTTTCTGCGGCAGGTGACAGCGCACGATGAATCCGGGGCGGCGCAGCGGTGCTGGTGATGTCAGGCGCCTGGCTCGTCGGCCAGTGCGACCAGCAGCGCCATTGCGCCTGCTATTTCATCCGCGCCGCCCGGCAGGCCATCGGCATCGTCGGCGCTGAGATGGTGGCGAGCGCGCGGGTCCATGACTGCATCGTCGAGGCTGGCTGCATCGGCCGCGTCCTCTATCCTGCGCCAGAGGTCGGCCAGCATATCCCAGACGCCGCTTGGCACGGCGTTGCGGCCCGCGCTCCATGACTTGATCGTGTCCAGCCGGACATCGAAATAGTCTGCGGCCTCCTGTTGAGAGAGGCCGCAGAGTTGCAGTGATGCTGCGAAAGTTGTTTTCATCAGCCTTCAAGCTCTTCGGTGATGAAATCGACATTTTGCGTGAAGATGATGTCGACGACATGGCCGCGGCGGCAATCGTGGGCCGGGATTTCGAACACGGCGCCCTCACCGTCAACTTCGCCGAGATCGACATCGTAGTTGTCGGCGTAGCGGACCGGATCGAGGCCGGCCTTGAGGTTCTTAGCGCAGAACTCAACCAGTTCTTCGCGGGCCTTGTCGGAAAGCGCGGTGCGGATCATCATTTCAGGTCTCCAACCTATCGCGGTTGGCCTATCCATCCGCTTGATACATTCAATATACACCAAAAGTGTATGCCGTCAAGCTGTTGTTCGCGTGGTTTTTGAGATTTCTGGGCGGCGCAGCGGTGCTGGTGATCCATCTCCGCGCGTGTCAGACGCCGGGCGCCAACGCCACCCCATAGCCCGCCTGCCGCGCCCGCCCTTTCCTGCCTCGTCTGATCGGAAGTGACTTGTAGCGCGCCAAAAGGTCGGGAAATTTCGTCAGCGCGCCATGAAATCCACTCCACGAGATCCCCATGGCCCGGACGATCTGGTAAGGTCGGCCGCCCGCCTCGGCCTCGGCGACGATAGCCGCGATCAGGTCGCGCGGGATAGCATTCCAGGCGCTGAATTTCCGGCCTGCGGCTGAGAGATCTGCCTTGGCCTGCTTGCCGATCGCCGCGTATTCGGCGGCCCGGGGCGCCAGGTGCACCACACCATCGGGAAGTCCGCGGGCGATCGCCTGGGCGGCGAATTTTTCGCTGACCTCAGGACTGGTCAGCTTTGCTGAGCGGGGAATGCCATGCATGTCGCGGTAGTCGCGGGCACTCATCCCGTGCGCCACGGCGACATGGTGTCCCACCGACGCGAAGAGCTTCCCGCAGATCAGGCACGCCTTCGCGCCGGTGCGGTCGGCAGTCTGTGGCATCAGAGCCCCTCAATCGCGGCTATGGCATCGCGCAGCGTCTCGATGGTCGCGAGGTCGCCGGCGCCGCTGCGCATATCGCTGACCGTCAGGCCGAGTATCGCGGCCTGCACTTCGGCGCGGTGCCAGCCCGCACCCTCGGCCAGCGCGACCATGCGCGACAGGTCAGGCTCCAGCGCGTTCTGGCAGGCCATGTCGCGATCCTCGTCGGCTGTCGATCCCGGCGGCGGCGCTATAGCGACCATAGCCCGCAGGCGCTGCGCAGCCCATTCGGGCGCCGCGTCGTCGGCGATCCAGCGCGAGACAGTTTTCCTGTTGATGTCGAACGTTTCGGCCATCTGCTGTTTCCAGCCAAAGCCGAAAAGGAGCGCCCCGAGGCGCTCCATCTCATCGCGGTTCATGCTGCGATCGCTCATTCCGCTGCTTCCGCCGTCATGCCTTCGGTCGAAGCATGGTCCGCGCCGACATCAATGGTGCCAAGCTCATCGGCGGCTTTCTGGATCGCGGCAGCGGCGGTTTCGGCTTCGAACTCACCCCAGAACGCGCCGTTTGCATATACGTTGAATTTTTCCATTTCGGTTCTCCTGGACCTGTGGGCCGGGGCTGATCCCCTTGCCTCATGAATTGAATATGGGACATTATGGGACATTATGCAAGAGGAAAATGCACACTGATCAAAAATTCTTTCCCTTGCCCCCTCTTGCGTGTTTCCGTTATGTTCTCATCCTGCCATGCGCACCAGATACCTCACAGATGCCGCCAGGGCAGGCATGGTCCTGTCGATCCGCTGCAATCTCTGCCGGCGGACCGTGCATTACTGGGCCGCCGACCTGGTCCAGATCCTCGGGCCGCGCCATCCGGTCGAGCGGCCGCCCTGGCCATGCGGGACGTGCAGGACCTCCGACTACCTCGACCTGCGCTGCCAGGTGCTGACCTCGACCGAGATGCGGGGCTTGACCGTGCGCCGGCCAGTGCGCCAGATTGTCCGGTGGCAATGGCGTGACGAGCCGATGTGATGTGCAATCTGTATAATCAGACGACGGCCGTCGAGGCTATGCGGCAGCTTTTCCCGGCGCGCGAAATGGTGGACCGGACCGGCAATGCCGGGCCGCCAGATGTATACCCGGACCGGCAGGCCGTGGTCATCCGTGCGGCCGGCGGAGGCATGGAGGCGGTCATGGCCCGGTGGGGCCTGCCAAGCCCGCCGCAATATCACAGCAAATCGGGCATCGACCGGGGCGTGACCAACGTGCGCAACACGGGCTCTCCGCACTGGCGGCGCTGGCTCGGACCGCAGCATCGATGCCTCGTGCCATTCGACCGGTTTTCAGAGCCGGTGCAGGGCGGCGAGATCGCCTGGTTTGAGCTGACAGACAGGCGCCCGGCGTTTCTGGCGGGGATCTATGTCGCCGGCTGGACGAGTATCCGCAAGCTGAAGGACGGCCCGACCGAGGACGACCTCTTTGCCTTTCTAACCTGCGCGCCCAATGCAGAGGTGGCGGCGATCCACCCAAAGGCAATGCCGGTCATCCTGACCGAGCCGGGCGAGTGGGAGACTTGGCTCGATGCGCCATGGGACATTGCAAAATTGCTGCAGCGGCCGCTGCCGGACGGGGCGCTGCGTGTCGAGCGTGGAGCGGGAGGCTGACGACGATGGTCACGATCAAAACTATCGAACCAAAAACCGAGGCGGACTATGCCGCCGCGAACGCCGACACGGTCGGCAGCTGGGTCGCCCACATCATGCCAAACGCCGGTCGGCCGGTGACGCACTGGCTGGTCGCGGGGCCATTTCGCAACACCGGACAGGCGTCAGATATCCAGTATGCGGTCGATTTCCTATTCGAGGGTCTCGATGCGGCGCTCAGCTATGCCACCGATACCGCCGAGGCATGGGGCGTGGATCTGACCATCGTCATCTGTCCGCCGGACGATATAGCGGGCGCTTGAGGTCATCCCATCGGAACTGGTGCAGCAGCTAGGCCGCACGTCTCAGGACAAAAATAGGCTCGTCCTGGCATGGGGTCCGATTGAAACCCTCCCTCGCCACCAGTGATCCCCACACCCGGGTCTCCAGCGCGGGTGCGTCGATCAGCTGGCGGAGACGGCCATGGACGGTAACGACGGGTTGCCGGTCCGCGTCCTCGGTAATAACGACCGATGAGATCAGTCGACGCAGGATTTCGCCGAAGGATCCCGGCTCGCCGCTTTTGTCGGCAGCCATGACCGGCGCCAGCGCGGCGAGATCGCGGCGGTAGCCGGCGACGGCGAGGGGGTGCAGCGCGACGCGCTCGATCGATGGCGGCTCGGCCGCCAGTTCGGCGCGGGCGGCGTCGAGCTCGGCGCAGCGGCCCTGATAGTCCTGGGCGATCCGATCTGCGCTGCCGATGCCGCGCGCTATGAAATCGATCAGGCGGCCGATCTCGGCATCGAGGTCGCCGACCCGCCGCTCGAGCTTGGCGCGTCGGCGCATGGTGGCCGCGGCAAATTCGAGGCGGGCCTTGTTGTATTCCTCGACGTAGATCTGCAGGTGGCGCGGTTTTTTTAGCTCATCGCGCAGGACGCTGATGACCGCATCCTCGATCCGGTCGAGATACCATGTGCGCGGCGCCGGGCACGACCGGCTTTGCTGGTGGCGGGTGCAGGCGATGCGGACCCGGCCAGACTTGTCCGGTCCGACGGCCGACATGCCGCCGCCGCAGGCGCCGCAGCGGAGGAGGCCAGACAGGGGCCTTTTGGGTCGGCGCATGGCGCTGCACTCGGCCTTGGAGCGTACGCGCGGTGCAAGAATAGCCTGGACGCGATCCCAAAGTGCGCGATCGACGATTGCCATCTCCGGCGCCTCTGCCGTGCGCCATTCGGATTGGGGGTTCGTGCGCGGGACGCGGCGGCCTGTTTCGGGGTCCTTGACCATGCGCGTCTTGTTCCAGCAGATCTGACCCCGATAGAGCGGATTGCGCAGGATGCCGCTTTTGCGGGCTTCCCATCCGTGGATGGTCGAGGCCGTCCAGAGCCGGCCGTTGTATGCCCGGTGACCATCAGCGTTGAGTCCGGTTGCGATGGCGATGGGCGATCGGCCGGCGGCATATTCGGCAAAGATCCGGCGCACCACCTCGGCCTCGGCCTCGATGATCGTCGGGCGACCAGGGTTCAGGGGGTCGGCCCGGTAGCCGTAGGCACGGCCGCCTGCCAGCATACCTTGCGAAACCTTGCCGCTCAGGCCCCGCCTGATCTTGCGGGCGTTGTCCTCGCGAAAGAGCTGGCCGACCAGCCCGCGCAGGCCGACGGTGACGGTAGAGGCGACGCCCTCATGCACGGCGATGATCTCGACGCCCGCAAAGCTCAGCCGTTTGTGGATACCGGCCAGATCCTCCATATCGCGGCTGAGGCGGTCCAGCTCCTCGACGATGACCGCGTCGAATCGGCCGGCCTTGGCGTCGGCCAGCAGCTCGAGCAGGCCGTCGCGGCCGAGGATCGAGGCGCCAGACTGAGCCGCGTCGGAATAAAGTCGCGTGATTTCAAGGCTGTTCAGGCCAGCATAGCGGCGCAAGAGCGCCTCCTGATCCTCGATTGACCTCTCGTTTTGCAGGTCTGTCGAATAGCGGCTGTAGCCTGCGGCGCGGCGCGTCACTGCGGATGTCCCCCTGCCCCCATTTCGCGCAGATGATCCTCCCACGCGCGGCGCCGCGCAAGCCGCCGGATGATGTCATCGAGCGCGGCGTCGATCTCCGCCTGGTCGTCGGGCGGTGTATTGCGACTGGATGCGACGGGCGGGCCGGCGGTCTGCATGGATTAGATATCCGCCGCTTTGACCGCGCGGAGTGCGATCAGGACAGCGCGCTTGGTGTCATATTCGAATGCCGGTTCGGATCCTGCGCGATAGTATGCCCTGCTGCTGCGGTCGTAGCGGATGCGATCCGGCCACCGGGCGATGTATTCTTTGAAATCGAGCGATGCCTGTACTGTCGAGATTTCGAAAGCGGCCATCACATCGCTCCGATTGAGCCCCACATCCTGATCCAGGCAGGCATCAATCCAGATGAGGCGAAGTCTCTGGCTCAGGATCATGGGGCTAGTTTTCATAATAGCCGTAGTCACCGCGCGCCTCGGCCGTGGCCCGGGCGGCGCGGTCCAGCCGCTCGATTTCGGCGAGGATGAGCGCAGCGGCCTTGACCAGATTGCGGCGGCGGGACGACGGGCGAAACCAATCTTGCTCGAATGGCCAGAAGGCTTCCACTCGTCGCGGGTGGCCGTATGAGGCCAGCGCGTAGCACGCGGCGGCGGTTGCGAGTTCGCCGCTGGCATGTGTGTCGTCGTGGTCGGCCGTCCAGCCCTCGACATCGACCTGACGCTGACGCTCGACGAGGACGTCTTTGGCGGCTTGCGAATGGTCCATCATTGATATACCTGGAAAAACAGCGACCCGCAGCGGGGTTCGAGGATCTCGAATCCGGGCGGCAGAAAGGTCAGCGCGTGCGCCTGTAGTGCCGCCATAATCTCGTTGTGCCGGGCATCCGCCGGCATGGCTATCGTCCCGACCGCGAATTTTCTGAGGCCGGGATACATTGCAATGGCGCACCATGGCCTGATTGCATCAGCCATCACTCGCCCTCCATCTCGTCTCGGCGCAGCCGCGCCAGATAATCATCACCCATGATCGGATGGTCATCGTCGGGGCCGATTTCGACGTCGCGGACATGCCAGATCACCCACGAGGCGATGGCAGCGATGATGGCGGCGGTGATGATGAGGGTGGTCATGCGTCGATATTCCCGCGTTGAACCGTGAACGTGTAGGCGGCCACCCACGGGTTAGCGTCCCCCCATGCCTCGGGGCCGTGCAGGCTGTTCCAGAGCGAGGCGAAGCTGTCGTATGGGGCCATCCAAACGTCACTTTGTGCCCCATAGCCGGTGAAGGCGTGGCCATGTGGCTCGATCCCCTCAGCGATGCAGTCCTCATTGCTGATCTCGTGGAGCCGCTGCACCCGCACATCGGTGACGGTCAGGGTCAGACGCGAAAACGCGCGAGGAAGATGCCTCGCATGGCGATAGCGGCCCGGACGGAACAGGGTGCTTGTCGGCTGGTTGATGCACAAATCGGCCTCCCAACGAATATCGGGCAGTTCACCGGCATCGGCCATATCGGTGTCATTGAAGATTTCCTCGATCTGACGCGGCGAAAGAAAGTCGTCGTCAGCCCATGTGCGGCATGCCTCGCGCACCCAGAGGCGGTCGCCGGGCGTGATGGGTTGGATTTCTGACGCGGGCATCCAATAACCGTAGCGGTTGCACCGGCCCCATTGACCGCGACCAGTCGGATCGCTTGTGGTGTCAGGCTGCGGCTTCAAAATCCGCCGCGTCTGGGTCTTGCGGCCTTCCAGGAGCGCGCGGACCATCGGGGAGGAAAAGATGATGGGTTTGTCGGTCATGCCGCACCCAATTCCGGCCGGCCAACCACCTGCGCCGACCAGATATGATCGTTCGGCAGGGTCTTGATTTCATCGGGCAAGCAGGTCGATCCGAAAAAGCCAAGAAAGCGCAGCGATGCGAACAGCTTCCGACCTTGCCGGTTTTTTCGATAGCCATGCATGATCGCGATGCAGCCCGGCGTGTTCAGGTCGTCGGCCAGCGTGTTGACAATCTCGGTCGGCGGACCGTCAAAGCACGGCTCGCAGGCGAGAGCGAGGCGGCGCAGGATCTTGCGGGCCTCGGTCAGTTTCTGCGGCCCCATCTCGACTGGGCTTCGATAGTGCGTCATCAAGAACGCCATGCGGATGGCTGCTGCCGAATCAACGGTGAGATCAACGTATCGCTCGCTCATGCCGCATCACGCAGCGCTGCTGCGTCCCTTCGCATGATCTCCGGCAGCCAGGCGTCGATGCGCTGGCCGGTCTCGCGCGACAGACCATAGGCCTCGCGGAGTTCGTGGCTGTTGAAAAGGTCGTCGAGTTCCTTCGCCTTGTCCTTTTTCTTCATGGCCTGGAAGGCCGTGAAGCGGTCATCGCCGTCGTCGGGTTGCAGAAGCTCGACATAGGTCGAAACCAGTGCCTTGGCGCCCATGCGGCCAAAGCAATTGGCGAGGTTCGGCTGCCAGACCTTGCGGATATCGGCGCCGGCCAAATCCTCGACGAGGTCGGTCAGGTCGCCCGGCATCGCCATGATGGCGCGGGCGAACATGCAGGTCAGGATCTCGTTCCGGCGCTTCCGGAACCCGTCCTGTGCGCGGAAATCCCGCAGGTCGCTGGCGCGCGCGGTCGCGTGGTCGATCCGCTCGGCCGGGAAAAGCGCGCCGACGAGGGCGAGCCCGTCGCTGACCGAGGGTTCCGGGTTCTGTCGGTCGGCGCTGACCGCGACGAGGCTCGCCCAACCGGCGTGCTGCTCGGACCATTGCAGCTGGAAGGCGACGAGGTCGAGGAGCAATTCGGGTTTCAGGAGCAGCGCGGTTTGCAGGGCGGTGCGGCGGATCGTCAGGAAATCCTCGCGCAGCACCTGGCTGATCTCGGGCTCCTCGGTGGCCTGCGGCGCGCCGTCGGCCGTGTCGCTGTCGGCCGACCTGGCGGCCTTCGGCGCGAGGCCCTCGATCACCTTCAGCTGGCCGCGGTAGTCGACATAGACGGCGCAGCCGAGCGCGGCGCGGGCATTGTCGTCAAAGGCGCCCTGCATCCGCTCCTCAAGCTCGGCCATCCGGTCGGCCTGGTCCTCGGTCAGGTCATCCATGCTGGCGAGGTCGTCATAGTCCTGCTGGTCACCCTCGGGCAGGTCGACCGGGTCGGGCTGGATAGTCCGGTAGCCGGTCAGCGTCTTGTCGTCATAGGGGCTGCCCGCGTGGGTTTTCAGGGTAAAGCCCCAGCCGCCCTCGGCCTGCACGCAATCGGCATCCTCGGTCAGGCGCCGGTCGAACAACTTGTTCAGGAGGCTTTCGTCGTGGAGGTAGATCGCGTCCGAAAAGAGGTCGCGCGTCGTCTTGCCGCCCTCGGCCTCATACAGGTCGACGGTGACATATTTCGCGCGGCGGTCGGTCGCGGTTGTCACCTCGCCGACGATCAGGCGCTTGATCGCCCATGCGCCCATGTCGGGTGTGTCGGCCAGCTGGGCGGCGGCCGCGTCCAACTGTTCGGGGCTGCCGGCGAGCGACAGGGCATAGAGCTGGTCGAGCGAGTGGGTCCCGGCGCGCAGCCCGTCTATGATGGTGTCCGGCAGGTGGGCGAGGCGCAGGCGCTGCTTGACTGCGCGTTCGGACACGGCAAATGCCTTGGCGATCATCAGCGGGCTGGCGCCGCCCGCGGCCATCCTGCCGTAGGCGCGGATTTCGTCGGCCGGATGCAGTTCCGTCCGGGCGGCGTTTTCGACGCTGGCCCAGAGGCGCGCGACCTCGGGGTCGTCGGTCACCTGGCAGGGCACTGATCCCGACCAGTCCCCGCGCGCGGCCAGAAGTTGCAGCGCACGCAGGCGGCCGCCGCCGGCGACCACGCCAAGGTCGTTCGGGCGGACCGGATCGCGGTAGGCAAGCAGGTTTTGCAAAAGGCCCGAGGCCTCGATCGACTCGGCCAGCGCCTCGATATCAGGGGGCGGCGGCTCCGACCGGGTGTTGAGCGGGTGCAGATAGAGCACATCGAGCGGCATCAGGACGATCGCGGCGTGGTGCGACATGTCGTTCATGCCCGGCCCCCGCTGGTGTTGGGGGCGATCCGGGCATAGGCCGCCGTCAGCCAGTTGCTGAGGAGCGCATAGTCGCTGCTGTTGGTCCGCGCGGTCAGCCCGAGGAGCTGGATCGAGGTCACATCTTCGCCCCGGCGCACCGTGGCGGCGCCGGCCGCCTCGAGCTTGCGGACCAGACGACGGCTCGCGTCAAATGGCAGCGCGGCGGTCTGCGAGCGCAGCACCTGGCTGACGTAATGGGCAAAAACCTCGATCTCGAGCGCGCGGCGCGGGTCGAGCGGCGGTGTTTCGGCGGTCGCAAGGCGGGTGTCGTGCAGCATGGCGGGCCTTTCAGATGAGGGTTTTGGTGAGCTTGTCTTTCGGCGCCACGACCTCGATCGCCTCGAGGACGATGTGCGGGCGGCCGGACTGGTAGGCGAGGTCCTGCGCCGCCTGGCGGGCGGCGGTCAGGTGCGGGTAGCGGTAGCGCGGCTCGGTTTTCGAGCCCGGGTGCGTCGGCTGCTGGCAGACCATCCAGAAACGGACAAATTCGGTCATGCGTGGAGCCTCGTCTGGCAGGCGGGCCGCGACCGGAGGTCGAGCGACGTGCGGACGACGCGCATGGCGCAGGTCATCCAGTCGCGCATCGCCTCCTCGGCCGTCTCGCCGGTGCCGAGGATGCCCTGAAACGAAAATTCGTAGAGGAGCGGGCCCCAGTGGCCATGGTCGGGCGGCAGGACGATGGTGCCGCCGTCGGCGATGATGGCGCCGGTAAAGGCGCGGAGCTGCATGGCCGGATCGTCGATCGCATGCAGGCAGGCGAGTGTCGCGGGAAGCGCGCCGTCGAGGATCATCACCACGCACCCCCTATCTGCCAGCGGACGAGCGCCGGGATCAGCAGGTCGGCGATGACCATCGCGACGGCAAGCGCGGCCAGCATCGCGGCCGAAAGGGCTGCCGTGTGGAGCGGGTTCCGAGGGTCGAATGGGGTGGGCTGCATGGATGCCTCCTGAGGAAAGCGGCCGGGCGTGTCCGCCCTGGCCATGCGCATGGGGTATTGTCCGGCCTACCAGCCGTCGCCGTAGCCGTAGCCGTCGCCGTAGCCGTCGCCGTAGCCGTAGCCGTCGCCGTAGCCGTCGCCGTAGCCGTCGCCGTAGCCGT